TTAAATATAGTTAAAGCGTCATCATACATCCCAGAATAACCCACTCCTATTCTAAAATCTGGATCATTTGAGGAGGCTGTATTTCTGATTATGATACCTCTTGCAGTAGCATTCGTTGAGGAATCTACCACTTCTAATATAGAAGAAGGACTAGTTGTCCCTATCCCGACTTTACCTGCGGAGGTAATACGCATTTTTTCGGTTAAGGTTCCACCAGAAGAATTAGCAGTGGACAATTGTAAATAACCTGCTGCGTTTCCATTTGCGGCTGTTTCCTTACGTCCAGCAATTCCAGCAAATTGTGTGGTTAACGGTGTGCTATGCCATACGCCTCCTAAACTTATTTGTCCTCCTTTGTCAATTGCATAAGTATCAGTAGTAGCAACAAATAAATTACCTTCTGTATTTATAGCTTTATTTGTGTCAGCTACATGTAAGACGGCGCTTGGACTATTTGTTCCTATACCAACGTTATCACTAAACAACCCAGTAACTCCAGATATATACGGACCTGTAGAGATGATTGATGTTGTCGTTTCATTCCCGCGAGTAGTAACAGTCTGTAACGTATCGACTTCTGGAGGGTTGATCTCCCCAGTAAGAACAGGAACACCACTAACGAATAGACCTTGTCCGAACATTCCACTAGTTGGGACATAAACACCACCGTCAAAATCTAAAGTTGCGGTATGCGCTCCGCTTGATGCATGAGTTCTATTTTGTCCATCTGCGAAGACTGCAGCGCCTTCATTTGTCGCTGTTATTTCAGCTCTTCTTCCAAAAGCGTAAGAGTAATTGGCGCTAGCTGTGTTTAAATGTCCACCTCCTATAAATGAGTACGTTCCAGAGGCTGTGTTCTCTTGACCTCCAGCGATTATGGAATGTAAACCAAAAGTTTTATTGCTTTCTCCAGCACTAATTACGGAAAACACTCCACTAGTGATATTCTCTTCTCCTCCTCCTATAAAAGAGTAACTGCTTAAAATTTCATTGGAGTTTCCTCCTAGTAATACAGAGTTTAAACCAGTAATTAAATTATTCTCTCCTCCTAGTATGGCTGAGACAACAGCCTGAGAACCAGAAATTGTGTTTAAACTTCCTCCTCCTATAAAGTTTTTGTTACCACCTTCTATATAGTTACTTTGTCCTCCTCCAATAACAGAGTAATTAGATCCTGTTATATCATTATCGTATCCACCAATACTAGCTGCATAAACGGAATCTACAACTTCTATCCCAGACCCACCACCGATAAAACCGAAGTTACTACCAGATATTTTATTAGAGAATCCACCTGCTATTGTGCTGTAGTGGCCACTAATAATACCGCTTTGCCCCCCCAGAATAGCTGAGCCTGTAGCTGGAGAAGACCCAATAACAATTCCTCCGCCACCAATAGTAACAGAGTGGGTTGGGAATAATTCAAGAGTATTACCTTGTGTATTTACATAGTCACTTTTTATCGTTGTGATCCCTTGCCCGAAATTTAGCGCCCCGCCATAATAATAAAGTGATTTATTTGTATCTGCAACTCCTATCGTACTATCGAAATATAGAGGGGCGCTTCCAATGAGACTTAGACCTTCATTGGTTGTTTTTCCGCGAGCTGTTACAGTTTGTAAAGTATCTGATTCTGTCCCTGCGTCTCCTGAAAGGAGATACATCTTACTCTCTGGTCCTGTTAATCGCCCACCGATCCCCGTTCCTAATGCATTACCACTAACATTAAGATTACCACCGTTAGAGCTATCTCCTTCTAAGCCTCCTTCGATAGTGAAATCTCCGACCATAGATTGGTCTCCTTGGTTATAGAGATTTAAGTCTGGTCCTTCTACTATAGGCTCTATTGTAAATGGCCCGAGATTGAAGACTTCTTTTTCAAACTCAACACTACTTTCTACGGCTAATTTAAAGAATAATCCTGTGCCATCTTGTATCCCATTATCAGGGGTCAGTCTAATTGTTTGCCCCTCTTGTGAAAAGTCTAAAGGGAAACTCCCTACAAAATTACCGATGTTTGAATCAAAGTTCTCTGTATCACTAGCCCAAATGTTCAAATTTGAATATTCAGTAAATGTGGGATCTTCATTAAAAGCTAAACTTAATTCAATAAATCCTGTAGATCCAGATGTATTAACAGGTTGATTATTAAAGTATTTTATAGCATCCGCTCTATCAGCGGCAGAAGTTATACTTCCAGTATCTGGGGGTGAATGATTAGAAAGGTTTTCATTTAATACTGTTTGCCCAGAAGCCTGAACTAGAATATTATCGAATGTTGTTGTATTTCCATACAAATAGAATTCTCCAGTAGATGTGAGTCCATTCTTATTTACAATCTCATTTCTAACTCCAAAGTTCCTAGTATAAGTCCCAAACACATCTATGTTTTGAGATCTAGAGAAAGTAAATGTGGAGTCCCCATTGTCTCTGTAATTTGGGAAGACCACATTAGAATCAACATCTAAGATGCTAATCACCTGTTTATCTATGAAGGGGTCTGCAGCTATTTGAGCTGCAGAAGTAAGTAATTCTCCATTTCTATTTAAGATATTAAATTGTAATGATACACTGTCTCCATTCTTATAAACTCCACTACCTGTTATAGTCTTTGTTAGATCGTCGAGATCGGGAGTAAATGAAGTCTCAAACTCATATATTTCGCGAGTGGTAAAACTTCCTTCGTAGTACCCACTGGTACTAATATCAGTGCTGGTGGTTCCTATCCCAATCTTTGTTGGCGCTGAATTGGTTCCTCCGATATAAGTAGCGTAAAAAGCAGCCCCATATTCTTGCCCTTTCTTCGTGTAATAAACAGAACTATTCCCTACCCCGACATAAGGGCCGTCCTCTGATCTTAAATCTCCTATAGGGGTAGAGCCTCCGATAACAGTAGCTGCCCCAGTATAAAGATCTGGTTGAGTTGCTCCTATAGATAAAGGCAAAGAGGTCGAGCCTTCATAAATGGCACTTATAAAACGAACATCAGTCCAACTATTAGAAACTGCGGTAGAATTTAAATAACCTCCAACTCCTGTAGCCCCAGTAGCAAAATCTCTTGCTTCTTTCGCATATGAAAAAGCTGCTCCTGTTTTGGGTATTTCTAATACTGAATATCCTGTATAGTTCATTATAAAATAGTTATTTTATTTAAAAATGATTTTGAATAAGTTAATGTTTCTTCATAAAGAACAAATATCCCCGTATCAATATACGCAGAATCATAATAAGCGTTTGTTTCTCCGTCTCGTCCCATATTCCCAAGAGCATTTACACTAACATTAAACACTCCGACTTGATCTAATCCAGAAAGACTAATATTTGTGGCATCAGTACTTTGTTGTAAAACTTGGCCATTAGGTAATGTGAGTCTTACTCCATAACCAGTTGCATTCGATACAGTTGTCCAATTCCCCGTTATATTAAAGGTTTGATCTGTCGCATTTGGTACCCCAGTTACCACCTGTCCTACAAATTCTGGAGCATCTAAAGTTTTATAAGTTATGCCATTTATTGTTTGTGCCACTTGGTAACTAAATGTATTAGCTTTATATTCTATACTGACATTATTATCAATCAAATTGAACTTACCTGTTTCATATTTTGTTGCAGAAACTAAATATTCATTAGGGTTTTCTTCTTTCATAGAGATAACCTTATAAATAAAAGGCGAAGCTTCTTTAATTTGAAATTGAGCAGCACTTCCTAATTTAATAAATGGTAAGACTTCGGGTCTATCAAACCCAGAAAGCAGTGTCCCATATTCTTTATTAGTCACAGCTTGAGATCCCCCTGTAAGAAGTAGAGTTGTTATCTGTTCAGGTGAGATATTGGAGACTTCGCTATTAGTTGTACCCCTAGTGTAATTCCTTAATGAGCTAGGATCAAAACCTGAGAACACTGTAGAGCTACCTCTCTTATCTGAAGCATTCATATTTAAAACTGATATCCTACCAGTGTTAAATTCAGTTAGTGTTTGCGCTCCTGTTTGTTTAGAAATAAAATTACCAGAATATAGAGATTTAGCATCTCCAGACCCTAAAACCCATCCTGTCACACCTGTTTCAAAATATAAGTATGTTCCAGATAGTCCTGTGTAAGAAGCGTATTCAGAATATCTAGTTTCTCCCAAAACAAAACCAGTTGCTTGATCATACCCTTCTGTATATCCTGAGAAGCTATATTGCCCAGTAAATGGGAAAAACCCTGAACCTAAAGAACTCACTCCAGTAATAGTAAAGCCATCATATCGTTGCCTGTTTTGATTTGCAGCTAAATTTAAATCTTCGATACTTTCAGAACCAGTGGGATTGTATACAGTGAGTATTCCA